GTGCTGGGACGAGTGTTGGACTTGCTAGAGCAAGAGACTTAGCAAGAGGTGCTAATGTGAGTAGACAAACGATCAACAGAATGATTAGTTATTTGAGTCGTACTGAGAAAGTTTACAAAGAAGCAAAAGCAAAGGGTAGAACAATCCAAGATAGTAAGCAAATACTTGCAACATATCTTTGGGGAGGGCCTAGAGCATTAGCATGGGCTAAAAGTAAAAAAGATGATTGAACAGATTGACTTAACTGGCTTATCAGTAAATCAATTAGTTGCGATTTACAATAGTTTGAATAAAGATGCTGTCGATAGTTATCAACAACAAAAACAAAAGCATGAGATCATGCGTATTAAGAAAAAATTAATTTCTCTAAAGCAAACAAGTGAGTATGTTTTAGATTATGAGGGAAGATTATGACAGAACTAACAGCCTTAGAAAAAAAGATGGGTGCATCATGGAATACACTTACTGGACATTTATGTTGCGAACCTTGTCACAAACATTTTGTAATGGCTCTTGCACCTATAGAAGATCCATTGCAAGTTACAGAAATACAAAATACATTACTTTTTAAATCACAAAGAAAAAAGTTACCTAAGAACGTAAATGATATCTTTGCTAGAAAAGTTAAAATATTAATGGAGAGAAAAAATGTCAACGAAGAAACCGACGCCAACTAAAGCAGTTGCTAAGAAAAGAAAGCCTGGGTCTGGTAGAACTAAAGGTGCTACAAACAAAGTAACATCTGAAAGAATACTTAGACAGATTGCTTTACACACTGGTAAACCATTTGAACAATTGTTAGCAGAAGGTTATCATGCTAGTATCATTGCTTGTGATTTTACTGCTAGACTAGCATACGAAAAACTTATATTAAGTAAAGTGATTGCTGATAAACATGAGATGGATATTCATAGCATGGGACAATCATTAGTAAACAACTTTAACTTTACTAAAGCAGAACTACCAGAATGGCATGAACCTGATCTAAAGATTATAGATGCCTCAAGCAAATAATATAGATATCAATCTCTACGGAGAACAAGCAACCATTATGGATGATTGGTTGAATACAGATAAGCACTGTATTGATATTGTTCCTGTTGGATCTGGTAAAACGTTTCTAGCGGCTGTCGCATTACCTTTGTTTGCTACTGACGAGAAGTATCATAAAGGTAAAGACATTATCTATTTTGCTCCTACTGGGTCTATGATCAAATCACTTGTGTGGGAAGACCTTAAGAAGAACTGTATTGAGAACTTCGGTCTAGTAGAGGGAAAAACTATCAACAACAGTGAACTTACAATCAAGTTCCCTAACGGTGTTTTTATAAGATGTAAGTCTGCTGAGATGAAAGAGAATCTAAGGGGACTTAATGTAGGGGTAGCAATCTGTGACGAGGCTTCATTGTATTCACAAGATACTTTACAAGAGATCACAAACAGACTACGCCCAAGAGTAGGCACACCAGATACTGCTGGACGATTAATCGTTATATCTACACCTAACGGTAATGGTCCTTTATACGATCTATTCAATCTAGCAACAGACAATCCAGACAGATACATTGTAAGACATCTTAACTACAAACAAATGCGTAGTGGTAACTTAGACTTTATTGAAGAACAGAAACGTATGATTAGTCCATTAAAGTTTGAGCAAGACTATATGTGTAGTTGGGAGTCAGTACAAGATCAGTTCTTCTATACGTTTAACAGAGCAAGACATTGTAGAGACATCTACGATAACATGGGTGACATCTATGCGTTTGTCGATTTTAACAAACGAGTTCAATGTTCTATCATTGCTCAAGTAACAAGACCAGGCGATGCTAAAGGTCAGATTGAAGTACTCAAGTCTTACGCAATCAAAGATTGTGGTACAGAACAATATGCTCAACAAGTAAGAGCAGATTATCCTAGACGCAGAATCTTTGCTGTTATCGACCAATCAGGAAGTCAAACAAACAGGGACACAACTTCTACGTTTGGTGTAACAGATAGAACTATCTTAGAAAAGTATGGCTTTACGATTATTAACAATAAAAAAAGCAATCCTTTAATCTCAGACACAGACAACAGTTCTAATGGCTTTATCAATCGTGGTGGACTTGTTGTAAGTCCATATGACATACAAACAATAGAAGCATTACAGAGTTATCACTTTGAAGATGGTACTCGTAAGAAGTTAGTCAAATACACTGATGCAAAGTATTCACACATTGATGGCTTAGGCGATAGTTTAAGATATGGCATACATCATTTGTTTCCAGTATCACATGACAGCTGGGGCGGAGCAGAATACTTGGGACAAGACGCAAGAATACAATCAAGTATGCAACCAGGCTTAGATCATGCTCCATATAGTCCACTATATAAAGGCGGCCCAACATGGGAAGAGATCATGGGTCAGAAAGATGACGAAGTTAATCATGTCATTTGGTAGTATAGTTTAATTATTATTAAACTTTTCATTAGGTATAAATATAATATATGAGTGACTTTGATACAATAGCAAATGACTTTGACAGTCTGCCAGACTTAGAAAAAAGAATGGTACGATACAGTAAAATAATGTATGACTTATCATTACCAGGTAAAGTTCTACAACATCATCACACATACACACACTATAAAAAACAACTAACTGCTCTTGTCTATGAATACACAAGAGTAAAAGGACAAGATAAACTAACAAAAAAACTAGACACGATGATTGACAAAATTGAGAAATTGCGTGAACTAGAAATCAAACGAGGGGAATAAAATGGCAATAAGAACACCACTAGATGTAAGACTCTACAGAAACATAGAGAAAACACAAAACGATTGTTGGGAATGGCAAGGCGCACTTAACAACATAGGCTATGGCATGATAAGAGACCAAGATCATGGTATGAGAACTACACATAGAGTATCATATGAAATCAAGCATGGCTGGATACCTAAAGGCAAATGCGTACTGCATAAATGCGATAATCCAAAATGTGTCAACCCAGAGCATTTGTTTGCAGGCACTCACAAAGAGAATACAGCAGACATGATAAGCAAACAAAGGGACAATATGTTTGGCGAAAAAGCAAAAGTCAAATGCAAACATTGCGATATGGTTACTTTGCCTGGACTTCTTAGTCGTTGGCACAACGATAACTGCAAACATAAAAAAATATAATATAATTATAAATACTATATTCACACTAAATAAGATCATTACATTCTAGGAACTTAATCTATGAAGTCTAAAGATTTACTCAGACAAAGTCCTCTTTATGCCGCAATGCTACCTCAAATGCTGAGTTATCAAGTGTCATATCTAGGTGGACTACAATTTAAAAGACATGTACGCAAAAAGCGTCCATCAGAAGATTCAAATCTATACTTAGACTTAATCGAAAACACAGTCGCACAACCTATTTGTCGTTATATCGTTGATACGATTAATGACGTAGTGTTTGAGCCAGGCATCAAACGTGATCTTAAATTTGCTACGCCACAAGGTACAGCAATCAATCCAGACAACATAGAATGGTCACAACTTATGTTACTAGATGCTGATCTACAAAACAGATCAATGAACGCATTCATGGAGAACGTAGGCGATCTAACTTCTATCTACGGACAATGTTGGGTCTTTGTAGACATGCCACAAGAAAGCGAAGGCAACTTAGGCAGACCATATGTCGTAGCAATAAATCCCATATCAGTATGGGATTGGGACTATGACATCTATGGTGGCAGACCTGTACTTAATTATTGTAAAGTATTAGAGAACGAAGACGAGGAGTGTTACTACTTAAAGTGTTATCACTTAGGCACAGAAGATTATCCTTCTTATTGGATTAGTTACAAAGTCAGAAAACAAGCACAAGAAGATGAAGAAGCAGAAATAATCGGTGAAGGCACATATCCAGAAGGTATGGGCATACCAGGATTTATGGCGTATGCTAAAATGGATCCTAGATCAATCGACTATGGTATATCAGACATAGATTCAGCCTCTGATGCAATGCGTGAGTATTACAAGTTAGAATGTGATGCTTATACATCTATTCAGTTTGCTAAGACATTAATTAGAGCAGACAAAGGCGTAAGTGTTCCTGCACAAGCAGGATCAATCGTTAGAGCAACACAGGGTCAATTAGAAACTATTCCTGTAGATACAGGTGATGTTACTAAGACAATGGAAAAACAAAAAGAAGTTTTAGATCAAATAGAAAACTTGACAGGCTTAGGTGGACTAAGAATGTCTCGTCATAATGTGCAATCAGGTATTGCAATCATAGAAGAA